AGCCAGCGAAGAGAATATCTCGGATTTTGCTACCCGTATAGGACAATTACCTGATGCGCTCAAGCCAACAATCGCGCAAACCTTGGGCTTAGGGGCGGCATTCGAAGAATCAGGAATCGACGCGGAGATCGCCTCCAGTGGATATTCGCGCTTTATGAGCGTAGCGGGTACCAATGTGGAAGCGTTTGCCAAGCAAATGCGGATGTCGGCAGAGGAAGCCAGAGCGCTCTTTGAAACCAAGCCCGAGGAATTCTTCTTGCGATTCGCCCAAAGTATGAATAACTTAGGGGCAGAAGGCACAGCGGAGGTACTCAAGGGCTTAAAGCTGAACACACTGGAAGTACAGAAAGCTATAGGGGCAGCGGGCGCCAATGCAGATCGCTTTCGGGAGATGATGAGCTTGGCTGGAGAGGCGATGGAGGAAGGTACCTCCATACAAGAGGAGTTCAACAAGGTCAATAACAACACCGCAGCCATCTGGGAGAAGATTAAGAAGGTATGGAAGGAAACTTTTACCAGTGATTGGGTACAAGAGAAGCTCTCCTATATTATCCAAGCACTGGGCTGGCTTACTGGGGTTACGAGCAAGGCGGGCGATGGTGTGAAGGTGTTTCGTGAGCGGATAGCCTTTTTGCTAAAGACTATAGGGGTCTGTATTGCTGCCGTGGTAAGCTATAAGACAGCGGTGAGCTTGGCCACAATAGCGACCAAAGAAGCGTGGCAGCAGTCGCTGCTGTATAATGCAGCGCTGAAGGTCAAGACGGCGGTAATGCAGGCGGGCAGAGCTGCGGCGCTGCTGTTTTCGGCAGTTATACAAGCTCTTTCCTTGAACTTTAAAAAGGCAGGAGAATCCATGCAGGCCTTTAACGCTATTACGAAAGCCAATCCTTGGGGATTGGTTGCGGCAGCGATAGGGGCAGTGGTGACGTATTTGGCATTATTTAATAGAGAGCAGAAGGAAGCCAATAGGCAGGCTAAAATGTTCAAGGAAATCCAAGCGGATGTCTCCAGAGCGGTAGAGGATGAAAAGAGGAGCATCAGTACCCTTGTGGGGATTATCAATGATGAGACCAAGAGCAGGCGGGAGCGGGAGATCGCCATGAAGAAGCTGCAAGAGATCGCCCCAGAGTACTTTAAGACCTTGGATATAGACAAACTCAAGACCGATGAAGGGCGTAGGGCAATAGACCAATACATAGCTTCGCTGAAAACCAAACGGGAGCTGGAGCGTATCCAGTCCAAAATCAAAGAGAAGGAAGACAGCTTCGACGAGGCAAAGAAGAAGCATGTCAAAGAATACAAATCCAAGTGGAATCCTGTTACTTGGGGGAGCAATCTGGATAACTTTGCAGATACTTATGAGGAAGAGCTCACTAAACAGATGAAGCCTTATATGGATAGGTATGCCAAGAAGCAGATTTCGGAAGAGGAGCTTAAAAGTATCTATACACAAAATGAGCGCTACCTAAAGGCTTTCTACAAAGACAAGACGGAGAAACTTAAGGAACTGAAAGACGATATTACAGCCCTTGAAAAGGCAGAAAAGGAACTTGTGGAAGCGCAAATCAAGCAGGATGCTCAAACAGCTACCCCTACTACCACAGAGAGCAGTGGAGCAGAGAGCACAGGAGAGGGCAAGGGCAAGGCAGCCAAGGCAAAAGACTATACCCAAGAGTATGAGGCGGCCAAGCGTGCCCGCTTACAAGCAGAGCAGGAGCTACAGAAGGAGATTGCCCAAGGACTGGAGGAAAGCCTTGATAAGCAGTTGGCCACCACAGAGCAGAAATACAACGAGAAGAAGTTCAAGCTGCAACAAGAAAACGCCACTCTGGAACAGGAAATCAGCACCCTTGCGGCGGAAAAGAGCAACGATCCTAATCGGGAGAAAGCCATAGCCGAAAAGCGTAAGCTGATGGAGCTCAACAAACAAATAGAGGTAGCCTATGAGCAGCAGAAGGAGCAGGAACTCGCACAAGTCAGGGAGAAATACCACGCCAAGGAAGCTGAGCGAAGGGTCAAGGAACGAAACCGAGAAATAGAAGCCCTTCGCCGCCAGAAATCCGAGGAAATCATAGAGATACAGAGCTTGGAGGAAGCCAAGAAGCAACTGAGAGAAAACCTATCAGCGGGGGAACTCTCACAGATTAAGACACTCGAGGACGCTAAAAAAGCCCTAAGAGCACAAGCCGAGAAAGAGCTATTGGCACTGAGCCTGAAAAACTTTGAGGAGCAGAAACAGATCCTTATGAGCTACCTCTCCACACTTACAGGGGAAGCCAAGGAGAAACTGGTCGAGGACATCACCCAGATAGAGGACAAGATAGTCCAAATCAAAGAGAAGCTGGACAACATCAAGAACAACAAGGATACTAAAGAGAAGAATGCCGCAGACAAGGAGCTGGAGAAGGTGGATGTATTGGGATTCTCGGCCAAGGACTGGGAGGATACCTTTTCCAACCTTGATGAGATGAGCAACCGCTTTAAGGCTGTGGATATGGCTGTAGGAGCGATGAATAATGCTTTTAACATGTTCTCCCAACTCCAACAGGGACTCAACCAAAAGGAAATGGCCACTTTTACAAAGAATCAGGAACAGAAGAAAAAAGCCCTACTCAACCAGCTCAACCAAGGGTATATCTCACAGGCGCAATACCAAAGGGAGCTACAGCGCTTGGACGAGGAAGCCGATGCCAAAAAGAAAGAACTTAGTGTAAAGCAGTTCAAAGCACAAAAGGCAATGAATATGATGAATATTATAGCCAATACAGCAACAGGGATCATGCGCGCTTATTCGGATACGGGACCTATAGCAGGGAGTGTCTTTGCTGCAATTGTAGGGGCTTTAGGGGCTGTACAATTGGGGATTGTAGCCTCTCAGCAGGCGCCAAGCTATGCCAAGGGAGGATATACCAAGGGCTTAGGATTTAAGGACGAAAGCGGGCAGGAGGTAGCCGGAATTGTACACGGGGAGGAGTATGTGGTACCCCAGTGGCTCAAGAAAGACCCTGAAGTGGCGCAAGTGGTGGAATGGCTCGAAGCCAAGCGCTTGGGGCAGTCCCCTAAGGGCTATGAAGCAGGAGGCGAGGTGAAGAACACTAAGCAGGATACCCCTACAAGTGAGAACAGCGTCCCTGCCGTAGGAGTGCCTACTGGACTTACCGAGGTGCTCTCAAGGCTCAGCACTACCATGGAGAAGATCCAAGGGGAAGGGATAGAAGCCTATATCGTAGCCGATGCTAAGGCAGGAAAGGAACTCCGAAGAGCGATCAAGGAGTACGAAGCACTGCGAGAGCGAAACAAGAGATAGTGATTACTAAGGGTTTAAAAAAGTCCTTTCCTATATGGAAGGGGCTTTTTATTTTTGCCTTAGATAGAAATTAAAAGGTATTGATTCAATGGAAAAAATCTTTGTAACCTTGTGGATCCTCTTTGGTATCTACATCTTAGTCTTAGTAATGATTATGGCCGACCTATGGAGTGGCCTGCGCAAAGCCAAGAACAACGGAGAGATGCGCACCTCGTATGGCTACAAGCGTACCGTAGGGAAGCTCGCCCAATACTACAATGTGCTAATCGCCCTCACGATAGTAGATAGTATGCAGATGAGTGCTGTGTGGTACTTTGAGCAATATTACGGGAATCAGCTGTGGTTCTTTCCCTTTATGACCCTTGGGGGTGCCTTTTTGCTCTGCCTGATAGAGATAAAGAGTATCTATGAGAAGGCCGAGGATAAGGTACGCTTGGACAAAGCCGGACAAGTGATGGGCAAGATCATCCTTAACCGAGGGGATGTAGAGGAAATAGCTTCTTCCATCAAGGAATATCTTAATGAAAATGATAAAACACCCATAAAAAACGAATAACCATGCCAACACCTAAGTATAAAGTAAGGCCTGACACAGGCGAATTGCAGGAATACCTCTTTGAGTACAACGGGATTTTAGCACTGAAAAACTTCGTAGCACGTGTGGACGGAGAGCGCCTGATCCTACACAGCGCGGAGGATATGAACTTCTCTATCTTGGACGCCTTGGTCAGTGAAGTAGAGATCAATGGAGTTGTATATGACAATGCCGATGCTGCCCAGCAGGCACTACAGCGCTTAACCTTCAATACCAACAGACCCGTAATCATGACCCAGCGCGAGCGAGAACTACTCTTGGGAGCGCTCCAAAGCGGCAACTATGTAGGTACAGCGGCGGATCTGAAATCACTCATTGACGGCAAGGTAGATAAGGAAGCAGGGAAAGGGCTATCCACGAATGACTTTACCAATGCCTACAAGCAGAAGCTGGACACCCTCGAAGATTACGATATAGAGCTGGACGAGAATACCACAGAGTTACGATTCAAGAAAGGGAGTAATGTAGTAAGGCGTATCTCCCTAATGTTCTTGGACGACGAGGGGACGAAGTTGGTATACAACAAGCCTGAGAAGACCTTAGAGTTAAGGGATAAGCGCAATAACCTCCTCACCAGTATCCCCGTGAGCCACTTCGTCAGCAATATTCCTGATGGGATCGTGGTGCAGAATGGAAAGATTAAGCTCATGGCCGGAAATAATGTTATTTTCGAGAATGCTTTTTCTTATAATGATTTGGCGGATAAGCCCGATTTGAATTTTGCCCCTGCCTCTCACAGACACAACTGGGACGATATAGATGGAAAGCCGGAGATGGTTACAGAGGAGAAGATAAAAGAGGTAGTGAAAAACATAAAAATTGGAGGGAGAAATTATGCTTTAAATTCTAAAAATAAAAAAACTTTAGTCGGGTATGTAGGCGCGTATTGGAAGTTATCTGAACCTGCTGTTGTAGGTAAAACATATACATTTTCTTGTTATGCAAATGTTGAAAATGGTAAGAGATTAGCAATGTATTTTTCAGATGTATATGGACAGGTAAGACAATACATAGTTACTGATTTAATAAATGGTTACAATCAAGCTGCTGTAACTCCTAACTATGCATGGACTGAGCTATGTGCATTTCACGAAGTATCGGGAGTATCACCTGTCCCTACAGCAACTATAGAGAAAATAAAATTTGAAATAGGTGATAAAGCTACTGACTGGTCTCCTGCTCCTGAAGATATTAGAATAGCTACAGAGATAAACGGAGAAAGACAAATATTTCCTGATGAAAATATAGTATATGTAACAGCTAATACCCCTAATTGTGACTTACAGCTAATTCCATCAGGATATTCAGTAGCCTTTCGCAAGGTATTCGCTGGTGGACAAGTAACCTTCACTTGTACAGGTAAGCTAATCATCTACACTGGGGATAATGCCTTCAACGGGGGCGATGGAAGTACGGCCGTGGTGAGTATATGGAACAACAAGTGTTATATAGATATTCGTAATGTATGATAAAAGTAATTAACAGATGAATACGATACAATATTTTGATTGGGGAGGGGAGATACTCAAAAACATAAATATACCCTTATTTGCAAAATACACAGATGTTTCTTACAAAGATATTCATATTTTTCAGTTTCATGTTTACATCCTTAAAGAAGACGGGAACTCGATAGATACATACAGAGAATTTGCACCTGTTCGAATTGAATATGCTGAGAGTGTACAAAAACTAATTGAAAAAATATACCCTGTTATGACTTACGGGAGAGATCAATTTAAAATAAAAATAGCTAAAATAGAATGGGTATTAGCAACAAAGATAGATAATTATAATGCTATATCAGGAAAAATAAAAGCACATATAAATAATGAAACTAATTACAGACATGTTATAATAGAAGAAAAATTCAGAAGAGATAATTATATCTGTTTTTCAATCATTGTCGATATGAATAGTATGTTAGTAAAAAATTTTAGAAGTGCAACTTTAACAATTTAAACCTATGACACCAAAAGAATTCGTAAAAAAATACAAGCCTTTTGCTCTCGAAACAGAGCGTAAGACGGGGATTTCTCACCTCTTTATATTGGCTCAATCAGCCTTGGAGACTGGTTGGGCTAAGAGTATCCCTGATAATAATATGTTTGGTGTGAAAGCCAAAGCAGGCACGCCGACTGAGAAACGTCAACTGGTACAAACTACAGAGATTCTATCCACTGACAAGGCTAAGTTCCCTGTTATTATTAGCATAGAAAAGCGCCCTGATGGCAAGTTTAAGTACATTGTTAAGGACTGGTTCCGCAAGTACGACAGCCCAGAGGAGAGTTTCACTGATCACGCCAACCTATTCATGAACAACAAGCGATATGCCAAGGCACTACTGGTAAGGAGTGACCCGTACAAGTTTGCCGAGGAAGTCGCAAAGGCAGGTTATGCCACCGAGCCTACGTATGCCGAAAGACTCAAGGGGGTGATAAGAACGATTGAAAAGAATGACCAATGAAAATTACCAATGAAAAAGAAATTGTACTTACTATTAGCTCTCATGGTGCTTTTCGGTTGCAGGAGCAAGAAATCAAGCCGAACCGAGCACAGAGAAGAGCAGCAAATCGAAAGAAGGGAAGAAAAAGACAGCCTCTCTCAGGTAGAGTCTCATCAGCAAGTCGCTACTTTTGACCTCCAACATTCGCAATCTTACGAGCTCTTTCTTGAAAATGATAAGGACAGCATAGAGGTGCAGCGAGAAAGACGCATAGTAAAGAGGCACGATGGGGAAGTATCTCATATCGAGGTGCTCAAGGTCAAGGGGGGAAAAGCTACCCTAAGGGTAAAGCAGGAGCAAGCGCAGCAAGCAAGGCAGGTAGTCCGTAGGGAACAGCGAAGAAGTGAAGGGCATTTCTTTCAAAAGAAAAAAGAGGTACTTACTTCTCATACTATGGAGCGAGAAACACTTCGCCAAAGATGGGGGCTTGCATGGTGGGTAGAGGGCTTATTATTGGTGGTGTTCTTATGGTTGGGCTATAGAGTAGTAAGAAGATGGATAGGATAGAGTTTCACTGTGCAGGGAGTTACCCAGAGCTCAGCCCTTGGCAACGGGAAGAAATCTGCCTACGTATGGAGGACGATAGGCGTGACTTTCAGGAGCTATATCGGGAGATGGTGCTGATCCTGCTGATGGGGAATCCTTCAAGGAAAAACAAAAAGCGAGTACAGCGGCTGCTCTCAGAAATCTCTATCGAGCAGCTCCTCCCCTTGGGAAAGTTCCTGCTCACCGATAGGGACTTGTTCTCCTTTCCTGAGATCTGGGATGGACTCACCACTCCCCTACCTCGATTGAGTAATTGTACCATTCGACAATTTTCCGTGGCGGACATGCTTTTTTACCAATACAGCAAGAAGCGTGAGGAATTGTATGCACGCCAGCTGGTGGCAAGTCTCTACGGCTGGGGCGCAAGTGAGTTTGACCCCTTGCTACTCCCTAAGATTGCGGAGGTAACCGATAGCATTTCCCCTGGCACGCGGGCTGCGATTGTTTTTGCCTATCGATGTACCAGGGAGTACATCATAGAGCGCTATCCTGCTGTATTTCCTAAATCCTCTTATAGGGAGGATACTCCTATATTCAGGCGACAGGGGGATTATACCCCCTTCTCCAAGGTAATAGCGGCCATGGCGATGGACAGCACCCAACCCTTGGGCAATTGGCATGAGTGCAGCGCAACGCGTTTGTACGATTTTTTAGAAATATTGAACGAATCTATTCTCAGAAGTAAGCGCACATGAGAGATCTCTTTGTAACAGATACATTCGAACTGGACTTGAGCCGAATATCCATCTCCTATCAGGAAGAAAATCCGCGGTTCAAGGATACTTTCTTTACTCAATTCTCCCTCCCATTTGAGTTCTATATGAATGCAGATCTGAGGGTCAAGATGGGTAATTATACGGCTATCAATGCCCTGCGGCTAAAGAAGAAGCATGAGGGCTACCATGTGATGGATGGAAGAGCCAGAAAGGGAACTTTGGAAATTCTATCCGTAGAAGGTGAACTGGTACAAGCGCAGATAGAATCAGGCTTCGAGCAGCTGCCGAACTTTGAAAAGAAGCTATGTGACTTACCGCTGGCCAAGGTAGCTGTAGACAATATCTATGAGCATGCCAATGTAGTCTGTAGAAAGAGATACCCAGAGGTAGATTATAATTTTCCTCGTGTAGTTTATAACAAGGATAACAGCCAGAGCAGCTGGGAAGCATTCGAAGGATTCTTGAACCACACTCGTAATGGGGCTTTTATCAATAATAGTGAGGATTCTGGCAATAGGGTAGTCCGCAATATCATTCACCCTATGCCTTACCTACTCTATGTCCTCAAGAAAGGTTTTGCCGATGCGGGATATACACTTGCCGGAGATATTCTCACCGATGAGGACTTCCTCCAGCAGGTGATATACTCGAGCAAGGAATATTACAAGACTTCAGAGCAGCAAGAGGTCAATATGACCCCGCAAAGGGATAGCCTCACCCAGCAGCGCGAAGTAAGCGGAGTAGTATTTGGAAAGTACCAATCCGAGACTACCTTGGACAAGGTCGGAAAGTGGCGCTTGGTCTGTAACAATGCTCATATACTAACCCATGGAGAGCCATTTATCTATCGGGTGAAGCTGGATGGTGTGGTAATTCGCGAGGGGGCTATCAGTGAGCGCCAAAGTACCTTGAGCTTTACTCAGGTAATTGCCATCGAGACAGGGGGCGCCCATCAGCTCCGTTGTGAGTTCGAGGGGGCTTGGAATAGCCCCATTGAGCTATACCTGAATATCATTGCCCAGCATGACGCTCAGGGGAATGTGATTGAACAGGTGATTAACAACAATGAGGTAGACCTCAAGCGGGCTGTCCCTGATATTACCTTCGGAGACTTGGTCAAGACTATTAAGAACTGGAAGAATTACGATCTGGAGATTCAGGGGGACAAGATATTTATGAATCGTATCCACACGGAGAATCGCCTACAGATGAAGGACTTTCGTCCCTTTGCCATCAAGGATCCTAAGAAGACACTCACTACCAAGGAATCTTACCTTATTAAGTTTCCTGATATGGACGAGGCTAAGTTCAACTATCCTGCGGTACTGATCGATGAAAACGGCATGCAACTCTCACAAGGGGAACAACAAGGGAGCACTCAGGTAAATATTGAGGGGTATTGTCTTCCGAAAGTTCTTTACAGGGGAGAGCATTCCTGTATTCCACGAAAGAACGGGGGTAATGTATTAGGGCTTATCTGGTACGATGGCTTGCGGTATGGCAACAAGAATGAGGGCGAGACCAGAGAGGAACTCCTGCCCCCAAAGGTGACCAAGTACTGGGAAGAATGGTACAAAATGCGCTTATCCTCCTATGAGCTCTCATGGAGCTTTATAGCCAATAAGAATCAGATACGGGAGTTTGCTCTAAGGGATACGCTGTATGTGTATGGCCAGCGTTTTTTTATCAAGTCCATCACCAAGAACACCCTTAGCCGCGAATGCTACCAAGTAGAAATCACTCTAATCAATGTATAATGGAAAGGGAAAAAGAAATAGGGAAAAAAGCTGCTATCTTGCTCAGGGGCAGTTTACAAGGGGAAGTCTCTACCCGCTTTGGTGGTCATCTCTCAGGAGGGAAAGCGTCCCTACAGGCTGCTACCGCAGTAGCGCGCATGCGCTATTCCAAGCGGGCTGATGGCACTAAGCAGGCGTACCTCAAGGGAATTGCTATCAAGATGCCACGGCATGGATTTATCCAACATTACGGGATAGAAGCCTCCCGCGTAAGGGCTGGAGGCACCCGCACCCGTGAGAAGCCCAAGCAAACGACCTACTTTTTCAGGGCTCACTTATATTCTAAAGGAATGAAGGAAAAACCTTTTATTGATCAGGCAATAGAAGCCAGCGAGGCTGTCGCCTACTTGGCTGAGGAACTCCCTAAGCAGCGCGGAGAAGAACTCCTTATCTTTATCAAACAACAATTAGAAAAACAATAATATGGCACGTAAATATATCGCAAGAAGTTATCATATATGGTACCCCTTTAATGAAGAAAAACCCACAGTTGCTAATTTCGAAAAAGAAGAAGAGATCATGGAGTGGGACTTCTCTCAGAACCCTATCTACAAGACTTGGAAATCAGGAGAGCCTATCCCTAATAATGACCGAATGTCTGTTATATTTCCTGAACTCTTCCTCCTTCCTGAGTTCAAGGGATACTCAGGCAAAACAGAGTTATTTGTCCCTTGGGAAGAATACCTAAAGAAAAGAAAAGCAGAGGAAAAATACCAACCCAGCAAGAAAACCAATAAGACACAAAAAAAATGGGTAAAAGGAAATGGAGTTTTAGATCATTGGGAATTTAAAGATGTACCTGTCTATGAGCCCCTAAGTGATGATGAAATATACCAAGAGTGGAAAAGATATGCGGAAGAGTGGGAAAAAGATAAATATATCTTTAGCATCTCTATTACCCCCAATGAATTTGTGGAGATATATGCCGGAAATCAGGACCTAAGAAATATAAAACCCTCTTACTTCGATCGTATTCTTTATGCAGGGACAAGGCGGATCCGTGGGCGTGGATTAGAATATTTGCTGCGGTATAAGAACTTCTCCCAGCTCCCACAGGGAGAGACAAAGCTCACCCTTACCTTTACAGCTTATGCTGTTAATAATGGAAACAACATAGAGTTGGAGAAAAGGGAGGTGCCCATTACCCTAAAGCGAGAAAGTATCGGAGGAGGAAGCGGAAGCGGAAGCGGGGGAGGTTCTAAGGATACCTATACACAACCGGTGGTAAATATGACCCTGAACAATGCCACTCGGGAACTCTTTGTCGAACCGATGGCGGAGACTGGTGAACTATTACAGGTAGCTCACTTTATACGTAATATCAATAGTTTTTTGGTTCTACACCAAAAGTTCGGAGGGGTAGTGCATGATAGCGAGGGTGCCTCTCATTGGCAAAGGCTATATACTTTTGAAAATGATGGTCTCTTCAAGGTAGAAGTAGATAACGATGATCTGTGGGCATGGGCTAAGTTCTCTCTATCGGAGAACTACAAGCGTACAGGGGTAGTTCAGGGCTTCGACTTTAGCCATGATCAGGTGATCGTCAAGGAGGATAACTGGCTTTTTCAGAGGGCATTCTCCATAAGGCTGAATGTTATTAATGACCTTACTTCTTTTTCATTCGACAAAAAACAATATGAAGCGACTTTATATCGCGAGAAAAGGGAAAGGTATGAGGGCTCTTTTCGTATCAACAATGCCAATAGGCTTACCTATACGATCACCCCTTCGGCTGGGTTGGAGATCGTGGAAGTGAAGCACAATGGAGAACCCTTTGTTTTGGTTAAGTTCCGCTCCAAGAGTGCTGAGACTTTCCCTCTGGGGCTTCAGGAGGAATATATTACGGTCAAGAGCAATAGGGACTCCACACAAATTGTTACGGTAGACCTCACCATCAAGACTAATCTTGATTTCGAGCAGAAGGATATATACTTCTGTCTGGACAAGGATATCCTTACAATAGCACAGACGAATGAAAATTCGGAATTTGCTCGGGCTAAGTTAGTGATGAATTTCTCAGGATATGGCCGAAGGGTGACCACCACTCAGGAGTATGAGTATGTGTTCTTTAACAACATGGCCAAGATTGACCTTGGGGAAGAAATTCAGGATTTCTTCGAAAACTTGCCTGATCTGAAAAGGCTATATATCAATAACGAAAACACGGCGCTCCCTGTGGAGGTGATGAAAGCTACTGAGGTAAATGTTACGATTGTGGAAACAAACTTCAAGGGGGAGGAGTTCAAGACTCACAAGCTATCTTCCTTGCGATACCTCCCTGGTAGGACACCTCTCTCCTACCCTTACCTGACTAATGTAGGGTTACGCTCTACCTATACCGATTCGCTAATCTCGGTAAGTGCTATTACTAAGGCTTTTAAGAGGAACGACCTTGGGAAAATTGCTTCTAATAGCGTTGATTCTTCTGGATTGGTGGACGATTACGGGGTGGCCAATCTTTGTTTTT